TGAAGAAAATACTCTCCCACGACCAAGACATCCAACAGGTGTCAGTCGCTCACGCTGATGGCGAGGGTGGACTCATTATCGAGACCTCCCAGAATGTCACAGATGTCATCGAACAAAACAAGGCTGAGTACGCAGCCACAGACCCCCGAGCAAGGTGGGGTGAGTGGAATAAGGTTGCGTCAATACCTCTGGCCTGCTTCCAAGAATTGAACGATAAAGGTATTTGCAGGGGCTTTTCCGTTATAGACCAAAAGCGCATGAGAGCGTGGCTTAACGACCCTGACAACCGATTCTTTCGTACAAGACCTGGGAGGGTGTGATGAAAGTGGGCATTTGTATCCCGTCAAGGGGTGAGATGGCAATAGGGACTGCCTTTGACCTGGCAGTTATGACCGCTTATGACGCTAAGAACCGCAAGAAGGGCAACATAGGCGTTTACACGGTCAACGGTACTCTGATCTTTGACCAGCGTGAGAAGCTCGCAGAGAGCGCCCTTGCGGAGGGCTGTGAGTACATCTTGTGGGTGGACGCAGATATGCGCTTCCCTAAGAACACGATTGAAGTCTTGTTGTCCAGAAAGAAGGACATCATTGGTGCTAACGCTACGACTCGGACGATTCCAGTCAAGCCTTGTGCCAAGAACTTAGAAGTAAACCTAGAGGAAAAGACGAACAGTTGGCTGGCGGTCTCCTCTAAAGACAAGAAGGGCATCGAGAAGGTTACGGCCACGGGCTGCGGGATAATGCTGGTGCATCGTCGGGTGTTTGAACAGACACCCCAACCGTGGTTCTGGTTCTACCAGATACCTGGCAACAAGATTCTCGGTGAGGATGTGCATTTTTGCGTAGCAGCAAAGGATGCCGGATTTGACACATGGATCGACCACGACCTCTCGCAGATGATAGGTCATGTGGGCGAGTACACCTACGGATGGAAGGATGTTGTAAATGTCCCTGACGAACTACAGCGACCTAAAGACTAGCGTTGCGAATTACTTAGGCAGGTCTGACCTCACGGCACAGATTCCTGACTTTATTTCGCTCGCAGAGATTCGCCTGAATCGGTCTTTGCGGATTCGCCAGATGTTAAAGACGGTCACATCCTCGACTGCTGGGGGTGACTCTACAGTTGGGCTCCCGTCTGACTTCCTTGAGATTCGTGACATTTACTTAGATGCGAACCCAAGAATCTCGCTGTCTTATCTTTCCCCGAGTTCGTTTACCCGTGATGCCAGGGCTGCTGAGTCTGGCCAGCCTGTTTTCTACACGCTGCGCTCAAATGAGATTGAATTTGCGCCCATTCCAGATACCGCTTACACGGTTGTCATGCTTTACTACGGTAAGCCGACTGCGCTGAGTGACAGCAATCAGTCGAATGAGTTTATGGCTAATTGTCCTGATGCGCTTCTGTACGGAGCCCTTCTGGAAGCCGAGCCTTATCTGATGAACGATGCAAGAACTCAGGTGTGGTCTAGTCTTTATCAAAACGCAATCACTTCTCTTAACGAGTCTGACGAGTCATCTGAGTATTCAGGTATCCCCTTAACAATGAAAGTCTCATCGAGGTAACTATGGCTGAATTTACTGACTATCTTGAAGCAAAACTTCTCGACCATGTTCTGAGGAATGATTCCTACACTTCCCCAACGACTGCTTACATTGGTCTGTTTACCGCTGCCCCTAATGACGCAGGCGGTGGTACGGAAGTCTCTGGCGGCTCTTATGCTCGTCAGGCCGCTTCTTTTTCTGCTGCGTCTGGTGGAGCAACCACTACGGATGCCGACATTACCTTCCCTCAAGCGACTGCTGACTGGGGTACTGTTGTGGCCGTTGGGGTGCATGACGCTCTGACATCTGGAAACCTCCTGATGTATACAGGCCTCACGACCTCCAAGACCATTGACACGGGCGACATTCTCAAAATCTCTACTGGCAGTTTGACGGTCTCCCTGGACTAAGATGGATGTCTGTGGGCCGTTCACCCTAGAGCAGTTAGACCTCTTTGGGAACATAGACACAATTCCGTTTTCGCTTGATAGCGAAATATGGGAGAGCCCAAATACTTGTGTCCTCTACGGTGAAGGCCAGATTCAAGCAGGTGGTGAGGTAGATGTAGATTACACACGGACTCGCCCAGGTGCAGGAAGTATCTCCGCAGAGGGTGATGTAAACGCTAGTGTTATCCGCAACAGGTTTGTAGCTGGGGATATAGCGGCGCAGGGTGATGTAGCCGCCTCTGTTGCGAGGATTCGTTTTGTAGCAGGTGAGGTAGACGCAACTGCCGAGGTGGTTGCAGAGGTCATCAGGATTCTGGTGGCTTCTGGTGCTATCTCTGCTGACGGTAATGTAAACGCATTACCAGTTGCGATTAGAACGGTCTCTGGAGCGATTACAGCCGAGGGTGATGTATCTGCCCTTGCAGGTGTTGAATTTACCTCAGAAGCCGACATAAGTGCTTCTGGTAGTGTTTCTGCCGAGACAATCAGGCAAAGGTTTGTTTCTGGTCTTATCTCTGCTAGTGGTGATGTTTCGGCATCGCCTGCTGTTGAGTTTTCTGCGATTGCAAGCATTTCAGCAGATGGCGAGCTAGAGGTTACGGTAAACGCTACTTTTAGCATTGTCGGTCAGGTGGCCGCAGTTGGTACTGTGGCTGCGAATCTTTATATCTACGGTGAAGAGTGGTCAGATGTTCCAGACGAGGCCAATACATGGAGCCCGTCTGCGGTGGAGGCAAACACCTGGACAGAGATCACAGTAGCCCCGAACACATGGACTGAAACCGCAATTGGTAGCGGTACTTGGACAACAATTTCTAGTGGGACTAATCAATGGCAACGAGTCGGGTAGATTTCGGAGAGTGGCTTCCTGACCAACCAGGGCTTGTAGGGGCGCTGACAGTCGCTAAGAATGTCTACCCCAAGGCGGTGGGTTACGGGCCTTTTATGGGCGAGGTGGACTACTCTGCCGCCGCTTCTGAAGACCTGACTGCTGTGGTGGGTGCTATTGACACAAGTGGCGTTTCCCGTGTGATCGCAGGTGGCCCGACAAAGTTATTCTTGTTTGACTCTACAGACTTGTCTTTGGACGATATATCTGCAACGACCTACCAGACGGTGAGTGACCGCTGGAGGTTCACGCAGTTCGGTAATAACCTGATTGCTGCTGGTTATCCGAATACGCTTCAATACTACGACTTAACGACCACTGGAAACTTCCAGCTCATCTCTGGGGCTCCCAAGGCTCGTCATGTGACGGTGGTGCGGGACTTTGTTGTTACAGGTAACACCGAGGTCAACGCATCAAGGGTGCAGTGGTCGGGCATTAACGATCCAACAACCTGGTCAAGTTCTGCGGTTACGCAGTCAGACTTCCAAGACATTCCTGACGGTGGTGAGGTCAGGGGTATTACGGGTGGCGAGTTCGGTCTTGTTCTGTGCGCCAGTTCTATTCATCGGATGTCTTATGTTGGGACTCCGTTGGTGTTCCAGTTCGACAACATCTCTAGGAACCTTGGGTGTTATGAGTCCAACTCTGTCATCCAGTGGCAGGGTATTACTTACTTCCTTGCTGATGACGGGTTCTATGCCTGTAACGGCCAGCAGGTCGAGGCTATAGGCGCAGAGAAGGTAAACAGGTTCTTCTTTGAAACGCTGATTGAGTCTAGTCTCTCAAGTATGTCTGCGGCAGTAGAGCCAAGCAAAAACCTAGTGGTGTGGGGTTATCCAGTCCTTGACAATACCTACAGACTGTTGATTTACCATATCCCTACAAAACGGTGGTCTTACGCAGACACGACTGTAAACAGGATTGCAGACGCTACGACACCTGGATTTACTCTTGAGGCGCTGGATAACTTTAATGCCTCGATAGACGCTTTGCAGACCTCTTTAGACTCCCGGCAATGGCTGGGTGGAAAGATGTTGTTTTCTGGGGTGCGTGGCGACAAGATTGTGACCTTTACGGGCGCAAACAAGACTGCCACAATAGAGACCGCTGATATTAACCAGTCTCCTGTGGCCACGATGATAACGCTTGCCAAACCAGTTGTAGACAACGGTTCTGCGAGTGTGGCGATTTCCTCTAGGTTCCTTTTGAATGAGGCGGCAAACTTCAATACTGCTGTGGCCGCTAACTCAGAGAACCGAGTCGGTCTGAGGTCGATGGGTAAATATCACAGGCTCAGGGTGTCTCCTAGCGGTGATAACTGGTCTAGTGCCATTGGTGTAGAGATAGAAGCCCAGCCTGCGGGGATGCGCTGATGTTTCGTGTACTGCCTCCGTTTGGTGGTGATCCTCGTGCTGTTGCCGAAATCCTCAATGGAGTGATGAACGGCAAGACCAACAATACGGGCACGATCACGCTCAATACGGGCAACGCAACAACCACTAACCTGGTTGACGAGCGTATTTCTGTAGATACAAAAATAGTCTTGATTCCGTTCTCGGATGTTGCTGAGGCTGACGCTTCTCCGTTTGGCGAGTTCTCTAACAATACAGATCAGACCGCACCTTCTACGGGAACGAGTGCGCTTGTAGAGTGGGACTCTACGGATAAGTCTTCAGGCGTTTATCTGAGCAACACAACTCGGGTGAATGTTAGAAACGCAGGGACTTACTCGGTTCAATACTCGCTTCAGTTATCTAGCCTTAGTAACGCTGGTGAGTACGCAGACATCTGGCTTAAAAAGTCTGGAAGTGATGTTGCAAACACGGGCAAAAGATATTTCATGCCAATTAGGAAGTCTGCTACAGAGCCTTCTCATGTGGTGGCGGCCTACGAGACTCTGATTACTTGTGCTGCTGGAGACTATTTAGAGGTCGCTGGTTCTGTGAGTAGCACAGATGTAACGCTAGAGCATTTTGCGGCTGACGGTGCAGTTCCAAGACCTGCTATTCCGGCTGCTTCAATAGTAGTAAAACTAATCTCTCCGCTTGCGTACTCAAACATATATGTGAGTTCTCAAACGACGGGAAGTGCTGTCATTTCTCACTATGCCAATGACACGGCAGATAAAACTTACGCTTACATTTTGATAGGATAAGCAAATGGCAAATCCATTTTTAAGTGGTATTCAATCTGGTATCGGAGGTACTTTCAACCCATCGGCGCCACCGAGGCCAAAAATCGCCCCAACCCCAATGGGACTATCGGATTTGCCAGCACTACGAGGTACTGGTGGAGGTGAGTCACGGATTGACCCAACTCTGAGACCCTATCTTGAACTTGGCTTGCGTCGTGGAGAGCAACTTTTCTTTGGCCCAAATCAACCACAGTTTTACCCTGGGCAGACTTATGTTTCTCCTAGCCAACAGACTTTAGACGCTCTCCGGGCCCAGGAGCAGATTGCCAGGGGCGCCCAGCCTACGCTTGAAAGCGCCCAGCAAGCCTACCAACAGGCTTTGAGTGGTGTTGGTTTTACTGCTGGTGGTGGCTTCCTACAGGGCTCCCCATTTAGGGACATGGCTATTCAATCTGCGGTGCGTCCTCTGATGCAGCAGTTTGAGCAAACAACACTTCCCAGTATTCAGTCTGCTTTTTCTCGTGCTGGCCGTTATGGGTCAGGCGCTCAAGAGCGGGCCATTGGACAGGCTACAGAGGCTACAGGTCGGGCCATTGGGGACATATCTAGCCAGATTGCTGCGGCAGACTTTGCCCGTGAGCGTGGCTTCCAAGAACAGGCAATGGCTCGTCAGGCCGGACTTGCTGGCCTTGCGCCTGAAATTTATCAACAGCAATTTTTGCCTATACAACAACTTGCACAAGTTGGTGCTGCCCGTGAGCAAATTGCTGGGATGCCGCTACAAGAGGACATCCAGAGGTTTCAGTTTGAACAAAGGCTTCCCTATGAGCAGTTTGCGAGCTTCTTGTCGGGCGTTTACGGAACTCCTTTGGCTGCTTCTCAGTATCAACAACAGGCACAGCCAGGTGTAAACAGAACCGTACAAAACCTTGGTATCTTGTCAACCATTGGAGGTCTTATCCCAGAGCAAACTCGTAATAAAGCATTTGATTACATTGCTGGATTGTTCTAATAATGGCTGAAAAAACTGACCAAGACTTGTTTGTTAAGTCTTTCGAGAAGTTTGGTTCTGGGCGTTTTTTTGCCAATGTGACCTTAAGTGATGGAACAAAGTATGTGTATGTTCCACAGGAGTTTGTTCAAAAAGGCGCAAGAATTGGAGACATTCAATATTTTGACCAGGCTTTTCTTAACCAGGATTATCTTAAAACTTTAAAACCAATAACTCTCTCTGAAGAGTTAATTTATGACCCTTTTAAAAAGGCTGGTTATAAAAACCCTGAGTCTGGTTTTTTAATTACTGACGCTGACTTTAAGAAATATGATAAGAAACCAAATGAAATAACAACTTACAAGGCCGTTGGTAAATTTGCTGGTGAAGTTCAAGGAATTGGTGAAAAAGACGGGAAGCTTGTTTATTCTTTTGCTGGTTCAGGTGGTTCTAACTATGGATACATTGATACTGGAGGAACGCCAACAGAAGTAACTATTACTCCAGGAAAATCTAAGTTCGGTAAACTTGGTAAAGTAGCATCTGGTATTGCAAAAACTTTTGCAGGTGTTCCATTTCTTCCTGAGATAGCGGCAGCGGTTATCCCTGGTGCTGGCCCTGCCTTATACGGCTCTTTGAAGTCTTTACAAACTGCTGGAAAAGGTGGTGACTTAGGTGATGTTGTAAAGTCTGGTGTTACAGGCGGCGCTACTTTTGCGCTTGGAGAAGCAGTTTTAAGTGGATTGGAGGGGGCTACACCAACAACTACCCCACCGACAACTGATTACTCTTTGCTAGGTGGCGGTGCTGATGTTGGTGGTGTTGGATTCAAAGCTGACCCAGGGATGATTGCCCCTGACATCGGGGCATCTATTGGCGCAGGTGGTATAACGGATTTTGCTACTGGGCTTGTTATTGATCCTAGTGCGCTTGCTTCTTCTCTAGGGACGAATTTGGGTGTCGCCCCACTTACGCCTGACTACTCATTGTTGGGGGGTGCAGACACTTCAC